CCGCACCCTGATCGACAAGAAGGTGGGGACCATCACCCTCTTCGCCTTCGACCAGGGGCAGGGGTTGATGTGACTAGACAGATGGTAGACGAATTACGGGATAAGGCGGGATGAGATGGGAATTGGTGGGAAATGATCGGCGCGCTGCGGAGTTATGAACGATTCGGCGGTCCGGGCGCGCGATCCGGTTGGACACATGGAATTTTTACCTATGGGGCGGGAGGACAGATGGTTTACGCAATTACTTGACTACCGAAACGACATGCTCCGCGAGATTCTCAATGAGCCGGGAGACATCGTCGTCATTATCTTTTTCTGAAAATCGAGCGATCGGCACATCACTATCGCACCTCAGCAATGCACCTTCCAATTCAATCTTAAAATTTCTCTTTGTTTCCAGACCGGTAGCTCGGAACTTCCCCTGAGATTCGGCATAAATTTTAGTAATATTTCCAATAACTCTATATTCAGAATTGCTACATGAATCTTTAGTAAGCAATTTCGAATCTCTGAGCATATATAACTTCATTTGGTTATGTAGCTGATCTTGGATATAAGTGGCTACATCTGATTTGATGTCTATTGGATCATTGGTTTGAAAATTATTAGCTGTAAATTTTTCGACAACTACGGTACCGGTACGGTAATTTTTTGCACATCCTGACGCACAAACGCATATCAGCAGACCTAGAAATATCCTTTTCATACGCCCCCCCTTTTCTTACTCCCCCACAGGTAATCAAGCAGTTACAAAGCTATTAATTTAATTGAATTATTCTAAATTGACATATTTTAAACATTATGTCAGTTAAATTTATTCTCCCCTAATCCGCCCTTAACCAGCCAAAGCCGACCCGCCGCCAAATCCAGATTCGTCCCGTAATTTTTTTTCGAGCCATTCCCCATACTCAGGAAATCGCCGTTTAAACTCCATCTTGAACCAGACCCGCGTATCTTCATCGGCTTCGGTCCAGAATTCGCGCAGCCATTGAACCATTGTCTCCCTGGGGGCATCCTTTATATTCACCAGGGAGACATCATAGGGAATTTTTGATGGCTCGCAGACACAAGAAACGTCATTGAGCCCTTTAGGTCCCTTGCCAGTAGCCAACCATTCCACAAGCACCCCACCCGCCTCAGCTAATGCGATCAACTTGCGTCGAGTAGGATCTGATTTGCCCGACGCATACTGACCAATCACGCGAGCAGACATCCCAGTTAGGCGAGCTAACTTCTCAGCGCTCCCCACGCCTCGGATCAGTTCCTTCATACGCTCCATGAACAATATATCAGGTAAATCTTCCATGTCTGAACTTTTACCTTTATTCCCCTGAAATATTACCCTGGTAATACCTTTGGTAACGCCGCGTATTTATTTATCTTTTTATAAAAAAGAGCATTTCAGGGTCGTTTGACAAACTTTTACATGAAAAATAACCCTTGACTCCTGAAATATAGCTCAGTATCCTGCAAAACATCTTTTGCTGGTGAAGCAAAAAAAGGAGGCCACAGATGGCCAACAGCAAGCCTAGAAAAATTCCCCCCACGCGGGTCGCCAAGATCAAGTCCATGCTTGTCGCTTCGGACATCAAGCAGACGGATATTGCCGAGCACCTCGGTTTGACTCTGGCGGCTGTGTCGGGCGCGATCAACGGCCATCACAACTCGCGGCGGGTTAGGCAATACGTCGCAGAGTTGCTCCAGGTTAAATACGAGAAGTTGTGGGGTAAGGCAGCTTAACTTGTTAAGCAGGGTTTATATCACGAAACTTTCGTTACCGAAAATACTTTCGTTTCCGAAACTTTCGTTACCGTAACAAAGAAAACGAGGTGTGTCATGGCAAAAGGCAGCGGGAAAAATGCCACCGCCATATCAGGACAGCAGGGGCTTTTTGACAATGGTCCGGCAGAAGGGTCTCTGGACATCGTTCTCGGCCTGAAACAACTGCTTTCCCGCCTGCTACGCGGGCATGACCGCTATCTTGTGGCCGCCCAGATCAGCCGGGCCACGCTTAAAGAGGTTTCAAAGGACTCCCTCGATAAGATCCTTTCCTCAGATCCGGCATATCAGCCCACCGCCGTAGTCATCGTCGCAATCTGCAAAATCACCGGCTCCCTCGAACCGTTCCAGTACCTGCTGGAGCCGCTCGACAGCGACGTTCTCAACCCCGAAGACAAAGATCTTATCGAACTGGCCCGCCTGCAGGAGCAGGAGCGGATCATCAAGTCTAAAATGGACTCGATTCGTGCGAAGCGGGGACTGAGGTGAAGACTCATTTTACCGCACAAGAGCTTGCTGCCCTGCCGGGAATGCCAAAGACCCACAAGGGAGTCTGGGATCTCGGCGAAAAGGGGAAGATCAATCGGCGTAAGCGCTCAGGGCGCGGCGGCGGCTGGGAATACTCCCTCGACAGTCTCCCATCCGAGACGCGCACCCACCTCGCCCGCCAGTCCGCCAGCACCCTCCCCGCACCGGTGGTTGATGCCGTGAAAACCGTAGCCCTCTCCGCCGAAGCTGCAGAGGCCGAGCGCTGGGCCGCCCGCGCCGAGAGCGTGACCATGTTCCAGCGGCTCCCCGAATGGCAGCAGCGCGGGGCCGAGACAAAACTCGCCATCATCAAGGCGTGCGAGAGATTCATCACCACCTCCGGGATGGGCCGGACCGAGGGCCAGGAGATCTTCTGCTATGAGTACAACCTGGGCCGGATCGACATCGCCCCGGCCGTGCGGGCTCAGTATCGATCGGTTCACCCGGCCACGATCCGCGAGTGGATGCGCGAAGAGCACCAGATGGGCATCATGGGGCTGGTGGACTACTACGGCAACCGGCGCGGTCAGGGCAAGATCGAAACTTCCGAGCGGCTGTCGACTACCCTGATCGCCCTGATGCTGGAAAAGCCGCATGTGAAGGCCAAGCATGCCTGGGAAGTCCTCCAGGCCACCTGCCCCGATGAGCCCAAGGTCAGCGTCAAGAGCGTCGAGCGCTTCATGGCGTCCTGGAAGGAGCGCAACAAGCAGGAATACACCCTCGCCACCAACCCCGACAGCTACAAAAACCGCTTCCAGGCCGCCATGGGTGACCGGTCCGAGGGAATCGACGGCCCCAACCAGCGGTGGGAAATCGACGCAACCCCTGCGGACCTGATGCTGGTCGACGGCCGCTACAAGATCATCGGCATGTGCGATGTCGGCACCCGCCGTCTCGACTTCTACGTCACCAAGACCGAGCGTGCGATCGACAACACCCATATCATGCGGCGCTGCCTTCTCGCCTGGGGAGTCCCGGCAGGCGGCACCCTCGCAACCGACAACGGTACATACAAGGCCGAGGCGTTCAAGCGGGTTATGCGCGACCTCGAAATCCACCAGCATTTCTGCCGTCCCTTCTCCGGAGACGAAAAGCCGCACATCGAGCGTGGATTCCGCACCTTCTCCCATGACCTGGTCGAGCTGCTGCCCGGATACATCGGTCACAACGTGACCCAGCGCAAGGACATTGAGGCTCGCAAATCCTTCGCCCAGCGCCTGCGTGATCCCGAGGCCGTTATCGAGGTCAAAATGACCTCTGCGGATCTGCAGGCATTCTGCGATCGGTGGTGCGCGGCCTACCATGATCTGCTCCACTCCTCCATCGGCCGGACTCCCAACCAGGTCGTATCGGAATGGCGGGGAGCCATACACCGGATCACCGACGAACGCGCCCTTGACGTGCTCCTGGCTCCGATCGCAGGCGACAACGGCCGCCGGATCGTCAGCAAGAAGGGCCTCAAGATCAACGGCTACCACTATATCCACGGCGATCTGCACCGCTACATCGGCGAAGAGGTCAGGGTCCTGGAAACAGACGATATCGGCCGGGTCGTGGTCCACGCCACAAACGACGCCGGACTCCTCGAATTCGTCTGCATCGCCGAATGCCCCGAAGTCACCGGCATATCCAGGGCAGAAGTGGCCGCAGTCAGCAGAGCCCGCCAGAACGAGCACAAGGCCGAGATGCGGAGGCATGCCAAGGAGGCGAAGAAGGCGCTCAAGGGGGTCGATATCGCCACCGCCGTCTTGGCCTCCCGCGAGGCTGCGGCTGCCGCTTCCAACGTCGCCCACTTCCCCCGGCCCACCATTACCTACACCACCCCCGCCCTGGAGGCTGCAGGCGAAGCCGCCCGCGCCCTGGCCGGTCCGCAGCCGGTTATCGAGCATGCCCCGGAGATAGCGGCGTCCCGTGCGCGGCTGGAGGCAGAAATGGCCCCGGCTTCGGCGACCGTGTTCGAGATCCCGCACGACGGCGCGGCAAAATACCGGCTCTGGTGCCAGTTGGACGGCCTGATCAGCGGCGGGGTGGACGTGTCGGAGGAGGAACTGCGGTTCTACGAGGCGTTCAAGGGGAGCCGTACCTGGAGGGCATTCAGGGGGGTCGAAGAGGACATCTATAGCTTGCGGAAATGAAAAAACCGGGGGTAGCGGCCCCGGTTTTCCTTGCCCCTTGGGGGGCTCAATCCAATGAAGAACGGAGGAAGTATGCAGGAACGATCAGGGAATGTCAACGAAACAACAGCTCCGATTACCAACGTGGCGCTCTGCCGCGAAACCCTGGAGCGCGCCATAGACCGGCCGAGGCATCTGCCGGGCATGGTTGTGTTCTACGGTCCCTCGGGCTTCGGCAAATCCTTTGCCGCCGCCTTCGCCGCCACCTCTCACCGCGCCTACTACGTGCAGTGTCTTTCGGTCATGACCCGCAAGAGCTTCCTCGAGACACTCCTCCAGCGGATGGGGATCACCCCGGAGAAGACCATCGCCGCGCAACTTGAACAGGTGTGCGAGCAGCTCGCCACCAGCCTCCGGCCGCTGATCGTAGATGAAATGGATCACCTGGTCGACAAGGCAGCCGTAGAGATCATCCGCGACATCTACGAGCGCAGCCGGGCGTCGATCCTTCTCATCGGCGAGGAGCAGTTGCCGGGCAAACTGAGGAAATGGGAGCGCTTCCACGGCCGTATCCTCCACTGGCAGCCGGCCCAGCCCGCCGACCTCAACGACGCGGCCCACCTTCGCAGCCTGTACGTCCGGCCGCCGGTCACCGTGGCGGACGATCTGCTGGAAAGCGTCCATCGGCAGGCAAAGGGAAGTGTGCGCCGGATCTGCGTCAACCTGGAAATGATCCAGGAAGAGGCCCGCGAGAACGGCTGGACCAATGTCGACCTCGCCACCTGGGGCAAAAGGAGCCTCTACACCGGCGAAGCCCCTGCGCGGAGGGTGTAATGAGCCAGAAACCCGTACATCAGCGCCGCCAGGACGAAACCAGGGACGCCATCTGGGCGGCGATCCGCCGTTTCGGGCGGAATAACGAAACCTTCAGCGTCAGGGATATCGCAAATGTCACCAGGCTCGGCATCGATACCATCAGGGATTACCTGACGGGCCTGACGGCGGCCGGGTACCTCGAATCCGCAGGGACCGTTTACATTCCGGGTTCCCGTAAACAGGCCGCCACCTTCCGGCTTGTGCGCGATTGCGGAGTCGACGCCCCCCGCGTCCGCAAGGACGGTAGCGAGATTATCCAGGGGCGCGGCCGGGAAAATATGTGGCTGACCATACCCATCCTTCAGGAGTTCTCGGCCCGCGAGCTGGCATTCTCGGCATCCACAGAGGCCCACCGCGTGGCTGAGAGCGAGGCCGAGTGCTACTGCTCCTACCTTGCCCGCGCCGGCTACATCGCCGTCGTTGTCCCCGGCAAGCCCGGCTCCAAGACCACCGCCGGAACGACGACGCGGTACCGGCATCGTCCCTCGAAATATACAGGGCCTCGGCCTCCGATGATCCAGCGGGTCAAGCAGGTGTACGACCCGAATATCAGGAAGGTCGTCTGGACAGGAGGGGTCGATGACGCAGAATGACGCGATCGAGCTGTTGCGGCGGACGGTCGCCGGATACGGCAAGGGCGGCATGACCAGAGCCGCCATCGAGTTGGACTACTCGAAGACGCTGGTCAGCCTGGTCCTGAACGGCACCTACCACAGTCCTCTCGACAAAATAGCCGCCCGGATCATCGAAGTGTACGGGCAGATCTCCTGCCCGGTTCTCGGCTCCGTCAGCGCCATCCGTTGCGAGGACGAGCGTAAGAAGCCCTTCGGGGCCCAGGACATTTGGCTCTATCGTGCATGCCGGGAGTGCATGCGGAAAGGGGAAGCGGCATGAAAGTCTTCAAGAGGATTGAGCGGTGGTTGGCTATCAGGAGGAAGTGGGCCGCCACAAAGGAAACCATGCGGGGCCAGTGGAACAAGGATCTGCCGACCGCGCTTACGACAACAGGGTCTATTCAGGGGCCGGGAAAATAACGGAAAGGAGTAAGCAGGAATGGCATCAAGAATCAAACAGGAGGCGGCAGCCCACCCCATCCCTCAGTCGCGGGAAGAGGCGGTGGAGGCGATCCGCCAGATAGGCGACCACCAGCGGGATCGGCAGCGGATCAAGGCCGACCTGGACGATGAGATCGCGAAGCTGAGGGAGACCGCCGACAAGGCGCTGCTTCCCCACAACACAGCAATCTCCGAGCTTTCCGCCGGGGTCAAAGTGTGGGCGGAAGCCAACCGGGAAAGCCTTACCAACGGCGGCCGCTCAAAAACCGTCGAACTCATGACCGGCAAGGTCCTCTGGCGGCTCCGGCCGCCGAGGGTGGCGGTGCGGTCGATAGATGCCGTCATCGACCTCTGCAAGCGGCTCGGCCTTGATCGGTTCGTCCGGACGCGGGAGGAGCTGAACAAGGAGGCAATGCTCGCGGAGAAGGATGTTGCCTCCCAGGTCAAGGGGATCTCCATCAGCCAGGGGGAAGATTTTGTGATCCAGCCGTTCGAAACCGAGTTGGAGGAGGTGGCGTGATGAAGCAGGCGCAGCGTGAAGTTTTGGAGCACACAGTCAGTCGGGCGGCGTATGGCCTCTACTGCGGTGACAGTCCCGACATGCAGACACTCGTCTCTGCCGGGCTGATGGAGCTCGTTGGATGGAAACCGTTCTGCCCTGATCCGTATTTTACCATCACGGAGGCTGGGCGAGAAGCGTTGAAGGGGGGGCGTGATGCTGGCAACGATAGGCCTGCTGAAAATCTTTGATGACGCTTTGAATGTGCGCCCGCACCTGATGTTCGTGATCGGGTACACGAGGGTGACCGACTGGATGGTGACCATATGGGACGCTACCGGAGTCGGCATTAAGGGCGCACCTAAAATCATCTGCACGCAGTCCCCTGACAGAGAAGAAGCTTGCCGTGAGGCGGGCGAACAACTGCTCGATAAGATGGCCGAGTGGGAGGTGCAGTAATGGCTCGGGTGATGCGGACATGGACGGACGAAGAAAAAACGCTGCTGAAGAGGAACGCTCCGAACATGACTTCGTCACAGCTCGCGAAACTTCTGAATCGAGGGATCGACTCCGTAAAGCACAAGGCCCGTCAGATGGGGGTTTCGCTCAGGAAGTACGGCGAAGCATGTTCCTGGGCGAAGTACAGCAATGAAGTGGTTGAACAGGCCAGGGGGCTGCACGAGTCGGGCGTTACCCCAAGGGAAATAAGCCGAAAGCTTGGAGTGCCATATTGGAATATTTGCGATTTCGTCTATTTCAAGCGTGGCCTCGGGTATGGCTACGAGACCTAGCATGCCTGTTATTAACAACAGGAAAAACTGGGCAACAGCCCACATTACACACAGGAGGAAATGACATGGCAGGAATTGCTGAAGTAGCGAGATCGGCAGGAATCGACACCACCGGGGTGAAGGAAGTGCTTGAAGCGATCAAGAAGATCGCCGCATCGGAGTCGGTAGTGATCAAGGGGTTCGGGACGTTCAAGATGAAAACGAGGAAGGCCCGTACCGCCAAGAACCCGCAGAGCGGTGCGGAGGTGCTGGTGCCGGAAAAGAAGGAGTTCACCTTCAAGGCCAGCAAGAAATAGCCTAAAGCCGAAACCTACCCGCCCCCCCAGGGGCGGGGATGGTCGGCCGGGGTGGTTCCCCGGTCTTGAGAATGGCAGCCAAGGGAGAATTGCAATGCCATACAAATTCAAATTGATGGCTGGGGGCGAACGGAAGCTCGACGCAGGAGGGAAAATTTTCACCTGCGAGGGCTGCGGTGCCGTCCTGGAAGCTCACCCTGACGAGAAAGAAAGCAACTGGAAGAAGCGCCGCAACTGCAACAGATCGTGCGCGCTGAAGGCCCGGCACAGACAGTGGCGGGAAGGCGTGGAGGGAGTCGCCCGCCCTGGCAGAAAGCGCGGCGAGCCGGTGAAGCTGGCTGAATGGATGCTCCAGCCCGATATCCTCCCGGACTACATCAATGCCGATCTGTTCCACCGTCGGAAGATACGCGGCTCTGTGTTAGCCGTATAGGAGTCTGACATGGCCGAGGACACCTTTCCCTGTGCTGGACCCTGCCGATTTCACGGCTTCCTAGGCAACGTCTCCTGGTGCCGCCATCCTGACCATGTCCTCCCGATCGCCGAGATGATCGAGCGCCTCAACGGCGACAAATGCCCCGAGTGGCGAGAATTCGGGGCCTACACCATCGTCGGCAATGATATGGGGATTCCGGACCCAGTGAACCTGAAGGAGATTTTTCAATGAGCCAACTCGACCTGTTTGCGCCATTCCACATGACGGCTCCCCTCATCACCTGCCCCGCCTGTGAAGAGGAGGAGAACACCGCGAAATTTCTGCAGTCGGATTTGAGCTTTTACTTCGGCGACTCACTGATCGGCGCGCACCAGTGCTCAAGATGCGGAGCATGGTCGACCGTGACTACGGATTGGCGGACCTGGACCACTAAGCTGATCCCCGGCCCGTCTCCGTTGGGTCGGGAAGACGTGAGGAAGTTGTTTTTTGCTTGCCCGCCCCCAGCCTAAAAAGCCGGAGAAGGCCACAGGACAAGAAGTAGAAGCATGACCAAATATAGTGCGATTACAGCTATTTAGAAAATTTGAAGAAAGTTGTTTTTGGGACAAGAAAAAGGGGGGTAACGCCGTGGCAGGTTTGACGAAAAAACAAGACGAAGCGCCACGGAATCCGCCGCGTGAAATGGCGGCGGAGGAGCTGAAGGCGGACCGCCTGGAACTCGGCTATAGCCAGCGCGAGCTGGCCGATATCCTGCTGACACCACGCCGGACTTTCGAGGATTGGGAGGCCGGGCGGTCACGCATTCCCGGCGTCGTCCGGGCCGCGCTCTACTATTACCGGCAGTATCAGCCTGTCGCCGATGAGCTGATGACGTACCGGATGCGCGAACACATTGACCGTGCTTTCCCCAACGGGATCAAGTCGGCCCCGGTCGGCCACGAGGAGGAATGAAATGGCAAGAGATCACGCAGTGGTAAACACGAAGTGCATCACAATAAACCCGGAAGCCCCTGATGATTTCTGGGTGAGCCCTTCCGGCAGCGATTGCTGGTGCCGGGTCGGTGAGCTGAAGGCTGTGCTGAATGAGCTGGAGTTCCTACGCGCCCAACAGAGCGAGTTGGTACAGGAAACCGCTCGGCGCTGCGTTGAGATCGCCGCGCGCCTGTCCGTCGCCGGGGAGTGCCATCGCGGCGGGATCGTCGCCGAGACGATCGTCAAGGACATCAAGAAAGAATTCGGGTTGTGACATGACGAAAGGACTGTGGAACGAAAAAACAGCGGAACGGCTGGCGATGGAGACAGCACGGCAGCTCTGTGAACAGTGTCCATTGGCCGCAGCCGCTATTCGTTTTGTCACCGCTATTGAGATGGAATGGCAGTCAGAGGTAGGGAATCACATTGCTCTGCCCAAATACATGGAAGAGGCGTGGCGCGACC